GTGTACGCGGCCTCCATGAGATTCAAATCCTGCGCCGCCATTACCGCCGCCCTCCCCGCCATGGTCTTGCGGTTCAGCCGCTGCTGCAACTGGTCCTCCGGGTTGATCTTTTCCGCCTGTAACGGCTTTGACATCTGCCCCGGTTCCAGCGGTTTCTGCCAAAACACCACCCATGTTACCGCCAAAAGCCTTATGTACACGGCCTCCGTCCATCTTCCCTACGGAGTCACTAAAAAAGTTACCGCTAAAAACGCGCTGGATCAGGTTTTGGTGGTCAGAGTCCGTGGCATGATCCTCTTGTGGCAATTGTGTGCCATTCATCCGAGCCTGATAAACAGGTGTATTGCGGATAAAATCCAGAGGCGTTTCTTCCCCGCCCTGTCCAGAATACGCCAATTTAGCCGACCAAGGGTCACCGGGGCGACCAGTTGGAGGTGTTGGCGCGGTTGCAGGCGCACGGAATCCACCTCCACCACCGCCAGATTGTTGCGGCTGCTTGGATGGAGTACCAAAATTATACGGGGTGCGGCCTAAATATTCTTGGTCATCCGCAGTACCCGGAGCGGGAGCAGGCGCTTTACCGTAGTCAAACGGTGTCATGCCCATATATTCTGTGTCATTACCAGTCCCGGGGGTGGCAAGCGGAGGCTGCACAAAACCAGTTTGTTTTCCCTCATAGCTCTCCAAAGCAAGGCGGTCAGGAGCGGCTTTTGCTTGCGTTATTTTTTTTGCCTGATTTGCCAAAATGTCTTCTGGTAAGGGCAAACGAGATTCTACATTTTGCCCTGCTTGCCCTGATTTTTGAGCCAAAGATTGCCGAACAGTTTGCGTGTCATGAAGTTTTTGTGTGTATTCCTGCAATGGAGTATCCCCAACAGGGAACCGCGCAGAAATTTCACTAGGAATGGTTGTTGTTGGCAACCCGCCTGAAGTGCTAATGGAATCTTGCGGAGCTTTAATTAAATAACCACGGGCTTGTGCGTCAGAACGTGCTTTTTCCGCATCTGCAATTTTAGAAATTTTGTTCTGCTCTTTTTCATATTGCTGCTCATATGCAATATATTGCGCGTCACCGGCTTGTCCCTGAGGGAAATCACGGCGGTACAAGCGTTTTGGCAAGTTAGGGGCATCAGCAATTGCTGTCATTTCACCGCCTTGGTAGGACGGAAGATCAGTTATATCAGGGTTTGTTCTTTCTTTTAATTTTTTAAACCGGCGTTCAATTGTTTCGGGCAGCATCCCACCTACAGCATTACCTTCTGAGTGATGTTCACGCCGTGCCACATCCAACGCAATAGCAACAGCCTGCTTCTGCGGACGGCCTGTGCCAACCAGCTCAGAAATGTTGGCGCTGATTGCTTTTTGGGATTTACCTTTTTTTAGTGGCATGGCTTATCCTACCGCGTAAGTGACATTAAGGGACATACCTGACCCCACTTTAATAACAAGACCAGATGTAAACACCAGCCCAGCGTTTAAAATACCTACTGTGTTTGGCACCACAATAAGCTGATTTGCTGTAGCAGCGGATGCTGTTGCGTTTGCGTTGTAAACACCACCAGCAGCAGAACCTGCAACTATGACAGAAACCCTGACCAAGTATCCCTTGCCAGTGATAACAAGCGTATCAGCCGAAACAGTGGCGGACGTAACAGTTCCCTGACCCCGGAGGTTGGCTTGGCCAACATTGTTTATGGCAACAACGCCATTCTTCTGGGCCGATAAGATGTCGTCTAAACTAGCCATCAGAAGCGCCCATCCGGTTGCAGCCTGTAGCGGATGTTGCCCAACCGCCAAAATGACCCAATGTCATTGCTCTCTATTCTAACAGAAACAAGCCTGCCACGGAAGCGCGGAGTTATGTATGTAATATCCTGTGTCATAGTATACGGGCCATACGCCGTTGGAGTTTGCCCAGCATAATCAGTGACATAAAACGTCATAAGGACGTTGGCGCTCTGGGTGCCGTTATAATAACCCCATTTCATATCAGGCCAAATTTGGTCTACAAACATCAAGATGTCAGCATCAGACATGGCAAAATAACCTGTCTGAAAATATGATGTCATAGGCTGGCCGTCAGCATCAGGGCTGGTTTCATGCTGATAAATAAATGTGGTGGTAGGGTCCGCGCCAATGGGTGGGCCTAGAACGGATTCATTTATCCACGCTGTGCGGCCAAGAACGCCATAATCCCACTGGTTTAAAATGAAGTTAAACTTAATGTAGTTGCTGACTTCACCGTTGCTGGAGTTGGTCGGGAAATACCAACTGATTTCACCAAACCGTGAATTTGCTGCAACGCGGATTTTGTCCAAATTGTTTGTGTCAAGCTCTTGGAAAACCGTGTCCCAAATAGGGCAAGGAATTGGAGTTGGTGCGCCACCATTATATGTAAAGAATTGGCTTTGCCCCATCCAATAAACGCCGCCATTAACCGTGCCAGCAGCCCTGCGCCCAATGAGACCGCAGCCTGTGCCAATCTCGTTGAACTGGTAAACATAGGGAGGCCCGACATACTGCATAGCCCAAAGGCCTAGGTCAGTCCAAATAAGACCCTGTTGAGGACCTTGTAAACATTGAACAATTTTTGAACCTTTGGGAATCCTGTAAGAACCAGCTTGATTGGTTACAGTAGGAGCCCAAGAGTTAAAGTTGTTAACGTCACACCACCGGATCAGAAGAGGGTCAACAATACCGGTCTGTGTGGAACCCCATGCAATGATTTGCCGTTGTGGCATTGCAACAAAGAAGCCGTTATTAACAGATGGAGCTTGCGGAATAACATCAGCCACCACGCTACCAGATGTCGGGTCCCATTGTGTAATTGGACCGTTTTGAGGGCTTGCTATAAGGATTTGACCCCAGTTGTCTAAACACCAATCAGTTGTGTTAATAGGAACGCCCGTCAAATTAGAGTTAATAGCGCCAGTTCCAGTTCCGTATCCGCCCGCACCATACGGGCCAACACCATACCCGCCGCCGCCGTAAGTAGAGCCAATACCACGGTATAAAACATAGTGCAGGTTGCCCGAATTCTCTGAAACGGTTGCAGTGGATGTCGCAAGCGTAGAGCCTTGTATAGTGAAAACACTAGAAGATGACACAGAAGATACTGTGTAATTGCCATAAACTGTAATGCCGCCAACAGTCGTAGCAACCAATGCAGGAAATGTATCCCCAACAAAGTACCCATGATTGTTCAACGTAACTGTAATGGTGTTTGTGCCAGACGCAGATGTATAACTTGGAACAGCGCCGCCCGTAGTTGTGCTTGTGGCATTAACAGGATTACCAAGTACGTCAGTGGCATATATATAAAAGCTATTGGTATTATTGGCATAGCATTGATATTGCCCAAACAACACAAGACCATCCACCGCAACCTGAGTTTGGATGTCAATGGTGTCAACATTCTGAGCGTTTGACCCGGTGATAGTCACCAGAACTTTGTTTGACCCAGATGTTGTTCCAAAACTTACCGAAGCGTCTCCGACAATTTTCTGTGGAGTAATGTCAGATAGACCGCCGTTGGTCGCCACAAGAAGCGCCCCGCCGCCACCAGATATTAACCCGCCAGAAACATAAGTTGTTGTTGTAGTGCTGGAAAATGACACGGAATGGTTAGTGCTGGCAGTAACAGCATAAGTGCCGTTATAAGCGCTAGGGTTTATTCCAGTAACAGTAATATGGAACCCAACCACAAAGGAAAACGGCCCCGTGTAAGTCAAGGTAACAGTTGACCCCGTGCCAGAAGCCCCAGTGACAACTATTGGCGCGTGTCCTTCAGCTCCAATTGCAAGGTATGAATTAGCGTTTGTGTCTTCCCAAGCCCACAGGTTACGGACAACCGAGCCAATGGCGCTGGAAATATACTTCGTCCATCCGCCCAGCTTTTGCACAAGCCCACCCATTGTTCGGTCTGGTATAAACCGAATGAGCTGACTTTCTGAAATGGCGGCTTCATTAAGGGCGGGGGTTTTGTTGGTATCCACGCCCGGGAGAATTTTAAGACTTGCGTGAGGCATTTGTTACCTCGTCGGAGTTGCGACAGGTGAAGTCCCATGTGAAGACCAAGCAGACGCTTGGAACTTCTTGCGGTATTCTTCCATCATAGCGCCCTGCAACAGCGTCTTGTACTGGCTTTCATATGACACAGCCATTTGCGGGTCATCATTGGCGCGGCCAAAGTTACGCTGGTAAGCAGACACATAAATCATGGATGCCATGATAAGTAGATCAGGCAAATACAAGCTAATGAATGTTGTCAGGTTTGTAGCTGACAAACTTGCTGGCCTAAACGTGCCAGTAACCGTTGCTGTATAAGAAGCATTTGGGTACGGATAAATGTAAATATTGTAATCCGTGACCTCATTAGCTGCACCACCAGTAATAAAGAAATACTGCGGTGTTGCTGTGTATGTGTTGTTGCCATACACATTATTGGCAAAATCACGAGTAATTGGCAAAAGCGGGTAAGTATTGCCTGATGTATCAGCCAAAACAACATTTTGTACTGTAACTAAACTTGCAGCAGGAACGTCAATATTGTTACCCGAAATGGTGTAAGAGTTTGTTGTTTGTGTAACTAAAAGGTCCAAATCCCGATAAATGCGGTTCTCGGCATAGGTAATCATCTGCGGGAGAATGGCAAGAAAAGCCGTATTGGTCGGCTCAACAACAGCCATTGTGGAGATTTGCCCCACATAACTTGTTGTACCGGCTACTGACCCATCGTAAGACAATCCTACTGTCATTGCTATTGCCTTAACTTGTTGCCTTTGCTGCGATTTTCAAACCGTGAAATCACTTGCAAATTCCACGGAACATGAAGGCCCCTAAAACCATCCCCCAGTAGGGGATGTATATGGTCCACCTCATAAACTATACCATTCTGCATAGTTTTTGCCAATGCAATGTCATAAAATTCTTGAATTTGCGCCTTTTGAATGGCTGACAACCAAGAAGGTGTTGCTTGTAACTTTTTGGCTCTATATTGAGCCAACCTTGAATTAACTTTTGGCCTATTATTTTTTGCATAATTTTTAGCAATATTTTTTATTTTCTCAGGGTTTTTGGCTTTATATTCTTTCTGTTTTGAAAAATTTTGTTCTTTTTTAACACCATGTCGTTCTAAAGAATCTTTATTCATGCAAGGTTTGCAAACGCCGCGCACACCCAAAATATACCGTTTATCGGAATAAAAATTACTTAATTCCAAGTTTTTTTGGCATTTTGAGCATATTTTATACAATTGCAAACCTTCCGTAATTGTTTGCCAATTTTACATCATAATGGTTCTGTGCATAGCCCGGTCCATTGTAGCCTTTGGCAAAACCTACCCAATCTTTGTCTTTTAACTTTTGCAAAAGACCATTGGAGCGGATGAAAGATGCCATCTGTGTCAACTGATCTTTCTCTGAATTACATGCAGCCTCAACCATTTCCCGAACCGAATCACACCCTGCGGCAAGAAAGTTGTTGCCCATAATTTGGCCCAGACCCCATGACACGGAGCGCAAAGCTGCGTCCTCGTCTATAGCACAAGCGGCTGTAATTTCTGCGTAGACCGCATCAGAGCCTTTTGGGTAAGGCTTCTCTCCCCACTTAGGGTAAGCTAAACCTTGGTCAACCGCTTGAGATTGTTTCTCAGGTAAAGCAGAAAGAAACTTGTAAAAGTAATGCCTCTCAAATAACGCCTTGGGACGATTTGCATGGTCAAACCCCGATCCGCCTGTTTCCACTGCCAAAACAGCCCGTAAAGCAGCCTCTTCTACGCCGAGGTCTGCCGATACTGACGAAATGTCATCATCACTTAGTTTTAAAGCCGCGCCAACAAAGTTCATTTCTTTTCCCCCAGCATTGGATTGCTGCTGCCAAACCAGAAGGACAGCACAAGCATTAACGCGCCATCCAACGTGCCAAGAACACGCGCAATCAGTTCCCGCATTGACGGGTCAATAATGTGCGTAAACAAGTAATACTGAATGATTGCCCAGCACACTACCGTAACGTATGACAGCACGGATGGCGTGTAAGAATGTGTATTTGCCGCCATGTCACGAGCAGAAGCCCTGTCGTCAGCGGCAATTTTTACCAAGTCAATGTCCAGTTTTTTCATCTGGACCTTGAAATCAGCGTCAATCTTCTTTAGCGCCGTAATCTGGTCAGGTGTGGCATTAGCCAAGGCATTTGTAATGTCGTCCTCTGAACCACCATCATGTCCCAAGAGGGCGGAGCTAAGGGCTTTGACAGCCATCCCGGCGACTGGTCCGCCCAATGCGCTGGCTATGGTTGGCGCGACATTTTCAATGAGTTTTCCAAAAATACCAAGGTTCATCAGTTAATTCTTTCTAAAAACATAGCTCCAACAAGCAGCATGACTGCCAAGGTTGCCATTACTATCATAAAAACAACCCCTGCTTCTTTTAACTCTTCAGCGCGTTCAGCTTGAGCTTTCTTATCTTCCCAGCGCTGTTTTTCAATTTCCTTGCGGATGTTAATCACTTCCTTTTGCACCTGATCCCAAGCTGCCAAACCGTACTGGCCGACAAACATGTTCTTGGCGCGTAAAGCTAAATCTTGTGCTTCTGCCTTGGCTGCATAACGCTCCATGGCAATTTGCTCTGCTGACTTTTTACTAAAAACGCTAATGCGTGGCGTTTCAGCAGATATATGGGTTAACTTGGCAACACTTCCCCAAAGGTCGGATAAGTCCGCTGCCATGGACTGAATTTCTTTGCCAGCCGCAATACCAGCCTGCAACGCGCCATAAGCAGCCTGAGCCGCCGCAAGGATGGTTAAAGGGTCCACGGCCTACTTATCCATTTTGTTTTCTAGGCGGTCAAAAATCTTTCCCAGCATATCCTCTATGCGTTTTAAGGAGTCATTAAACTCATTCTTTTGAACGTATTGTGTCGGGAGCATGACTTCAACGTCATGTATGTCTTTTTGCAGGGCTTTAACAGCTCCCCATAGCTCTCTCATGAACCAGCCAATAGCTGCTACTACTGCCCAAATGCCCATCTCAAGCAGGGAATGGAACTGTTCCATTTTATGTCGCCTCTACGTCCGCGTTGCCATTTCCCCCGCCAGCATAATATACCAAATTACCCTGCAAACGCAAATCATTGGGGTTCATTTCTAAAGCAATTTTACCATGCTCCAGCGCAATATCCTTCAGTCCAAGATGATATGCAGAAATGGCAGCATAATCATGTATTTGAAACCCCCAAACCTCTGGGTCTACCGTATAAACCATCAGGCGGTCTTTAATGCTTAGGCACCGCATGGAATAGGCAAAACACTCGTGCCACCTCTGCTGACGGTACATAAGAGCAGCAAGCTCAAACCACGGCTCCCGTGTGTTGGGGGCCTCTGAAGCAGAGTTAAAAAATGCTTTTTCCGCATTTTTAGAGTCAAACATTTCATTATAGCACCGTCCCATGACACGGTACGCATAGCACCGTTCATTCTCCCAAGTTGCCTCTGGCATAGCTAAATACTTTTTACATGCCTCAACCGAATCATTCCACCGGTAGTTAAATGAAAGTTCCCGTGCATAGTAGAACGCATTTCTGGGGCAGCGCGGGTCTTCTTTAACGGACAGCTCCAGCAGGTCCATATACTGGCCACGGGATTTTGTCGGGTCTGGCTTATGGACTGCCAATAGCATGTCAGTCTGCGCCCAAACTTCTGTAATGCGCCCGTCATGAATAGGGTACTCATGGCACGGATGATGCCACATATATCCGTGGCGAGCGTGGATTTTTTCATAGTAGAACGCAATACCCGCCCCCCAGTCAAACATATACCTCAACCGGGTTGTGTCGCCCGTCCACACACGCTCTATCTCTTCACGCCAGCCGGGTTGCAAAAGCTCGTCAATGTCCAGTGAAATACAGACATCAATGTCACGGGGAACCAGTGCCAACGCGGCATTACGCGCCAGATCAAACCGCCATGGGGTAATGCAGATGTCATGGACAACCGCGCCATGGACCCGCGCTACATCAGGCAACCCATCAGTGGACCCCGTATCTGCAATCAGGATCAGATCAGCTTCTTTGGCGGATTCACAGAACCGTGGCACAAAATGCGCTTCATTCTTGCTGATAGCGTAAACGCAAATCTTTAGTTTCACATCATGAGGAGTGTACACAAAAACGCCAATGTCGCCATCAACAGTATACCACTTAGGACTAGGAAAAAATAACAAAGCATCATCAATAGTCCAGTTGTCCGTGACATGACGCTCATAAGGATTTCCATCATATTCTTCCTGAGGGTAATAACCTATTGGTAGGCTTATAATAACTGTTTCACAGCAAGCTAAAAGTTTGTTAAATAAAGCATTAGCTTCCTGAACATTCATGTGTTCAAGCACATCGCCGAGAAAACCGACATCATACTTTTGGCTAGGTGTCCATTCCCGCGCATCCACATTGTGCAGCGTAGAATATAGGTTTCTTAGGCTATACTCTTCAATGTACGGACCCCATATTTCCACACCTGTCCATTCCAGATGAGGAAACATCTTGGCATAAGTACCCGCGCCACACCCAATATCCAGTGCGGTTTTAGGTTTAATCTTGTTGACAATACGCTTTATGTGGCCTTTGCCACAATCTGAACTAAACGGCATAAGTTCCCCCCCCTTGATGCCTAATGATTATTCATACAAAATGTTAATGCTACCAGCGTCAAATGTGTCTGTGCCGTTAGCAGTGGTAATGACGACTCGGTCTAACGCGCCAGAAAGTGCGGGAGAAACGCCGCCGCCATTAAACCCATAATAAGAACCAGAAACAACATCACCTAAAGAGGTTGACGAAACCCACGTGTTACTTCCAAACAATGTCAAAACCATACTTCCATACGCCAAACTTGCGGCGTTTCCAATTCCTATTACAAAACCGGATGTTGAGTTAACTGAGCCAGCCGTTGAACCTGTTCCCACATATCCACTTACTGAAGAATAACCAGAATTTGATACAGACCCAGATCCAATTTGAACCAACCAAGAGCTAGTACCGCTGGTAGAAACCCCATTAAACATAACAGTAATGCGTTTCACCCAAGATGGTATACTTGTAAACGTAATGCTCGTACCGCTGGTAGATGCTTGAGACGTACCAGAAACAATAGGGTAAAGAGTCCCTGTAGAAGCAGCAATGGTGCTGGACCCCGTAATAGTTCCTGCAAAAGTAGCATTACCTGTATGCGTACTTGTACCATTCACAGTCAGGTTATTACCAACCGTGACGTTACCGCTGGCGTCCAAAGCAAGATTGTTTGTTGCTGAGGCCGAGTCTTTTACGACACTTGCCTGTAATGTGCCTGACATGAGAGACTCCTGTTATTCGTACTGAATGTTGATGACACCAGCGTCAAATGTGTCTGTACCGTTGACTGTTGTGATAACAACACGGTCTAACGCGCCCGCCAAAGCTGGTGAATTTCCGCCACTTACTCTGAGCGCTCCTGCATTATTTAAATTCCCAGACGAAACCCATGTATTACTTCCAAGTAAACATAGAACAACATTCCCACTTATGACATCTGTCGCGCTTACGCTGGTATAAATTAGAAAACCGCTTGTTGCTGAATTATATGTTGTTCCAATAGAAGCGCCCCCGGTGTAGCCGCTACTGGTTACGGAACCAGACCCAATTTGTATTTGAAGATTGGATGTGCCGCTAGTACTAACGCCGCTAAACATTACGGTAATACGCTTTACCCAAGACGGAATGCCAGTAAATGTAATACTTGTGCCGCTGGTGCTATTCTGCGCTGTGCCTTGCACGAGCATCAAATTACCAGCCGTGCCAGTCAGAATACCAGCCGTAGAAAGCTGCATTTGCTGTGTGCCATTGGTATAAAATGACAGCGGCAAATAAGTGCCGGTGCCGTTAATACCTGACACAAGCTGGACATCCGTACTACCGTTGGTAGCAATCAGGATCTTGCTGGCATTGGTCGGGTCAGCAGCATTAGTTGCTTGCCAAGATGCAGCAGTGCTTGTGCCGTTTGGCAAAGCATAAATACCAGTTGAACCATTGGTCGTGCTGGTTTGGAAGCTGTTGCGGCTTGCCACAGTGGCATTAGTAAAGTCACCAAGAATCTTAGACCCCGTGCCAGTGATTGTTTCACCGGGGGTTGTGATACCTGCTGATCCGTCAATGGTAACAGTCATTGCCTTAACCCTTTACTATGTTCACCAGCCGAGTGTTCGGTTCCAGTGCTACAAACGCATGGTACTGTCCGACTTCCCAGTCAAGAATTGTACCAGAAGATGCTTCAGTTTCCCAGCCGTCACCCATTGCCTTTACAGATCCACGGGCGACAATGGAAATGTGGATGTCACTTTCGCCGTGATTATGACGCGGCAACTCATCCCCTACATTTTCAAAGTCGTAAATGGTTC